GCGCAATGTCGGCCTCGTAGATGCCTTCGCGCTGGCGCAGGCATTGGAGCCCGCGCTGCTGGACCGTGGACTTGGCGTTGACGGCGGACGTGAAGGCGCTCCGGATATGGGAAGCCAGGGCGGAGATGACCGGCCGGTTCTGCCGTTCCTCGAAAGCCCGCTGGGATTCGGCTTCCTTCTGGCGCTCGATGTCCTCGTTGGTGAGGCGTCGGATCAGCGGACGCTCGGAATAGGTTTTCCCGGTCGCCACGATGGGTTGCGCCTGCTCGGTTCCTCGAGGTATGAGGCCTTGGGTTGGCATCAGTTGTCCCTCACCATGCGAAGCTCACCTTCTTTGCCGGCTTCACCGCGAACGGGAGCGCCTGCGCCTGGATCGTTGCGAAGGTAAGGCACAGGGCGTCGGCCTTGTTCGGGCTGCGCTTCAGGAGCTCCTTGAACGTGTCCTTGTCCATGATCTTGATTTTCTTGCCCTTGATCTCGTAGGTCGCCGTGTGCAGCTCTTCGAGGAGTTCGTCGTCCGGCGGCAGCATCGAACCGGTGTCGGTCCTGAGCCATTCCCGGCATTTCCACCAGAGCTGATCCCTGACGATGCCGAATTCCCCGAGCTCCCGCTCTTCCGGAAGCTCCGTGGGGCTCTCCTGGACTTTGATACCGTGGGCGTTGCACCGCAGGCGCCTCATGTGGGGAGCCACGCCGGCCCCGACCCCGTTGGCATCGACGGCCACGGCCCGCAGGTTGCGGCTGTGGTAGAGCAGGCTGCCCTTGTCGCCGGTCTCAATGACGTCCACGCCGCCCCAGCCGGTATCCGTTGACGATCGCTCGACGTAGCCGCCGTAGCGAAAGACGGCCTGCGAGAGGTCGTCGCCGAATTCCCCGATGTCGAAGCCCATGATTCCCGAGACGTCCTTGGGAGGGACCTCGCCGAATTTCGAGACGTAGAGATCCCAGCGGGACCTTGCGGCCGCGGTCCACTCTCGGGAGATGAGCTGGTTTGTTCCTTGGGCCGGGTACTGGCCGAGGACCATGTAGGAAAAGGCGGGGTTGGTGATTTTGTACCATCCGGGCTCGAGGGGCGGCAGGGACCTGCCCCGTTGGTCCCTTGCCGTAGCCCCTGCGAGGAAGGAGGGAAGCTCGAAGCACTCGGAGGTTTCCCGAGGCTCTTTGTCATTGAGGCGCCGGCACCACTGGTTGATGCGGCGGACGGTGGTCTCGCGGTCGACGGCGCCGCCTGGAATCACGAGCCGGCCCTCGATGACGTTGGGGTGATGGAAGGCGCTCAGGGAAACGACGTGCGCCAGGCCGTCGCGCTCCATGCGGTAGACCGGGCCCGCCTCGGCCCGTGGGTTGAACATGACCAGCAGGCGGAAGTGGCCGCCGGACATACACGATTCGATGCCCTTGTAAACCTCGTCGGGGATCGCGTCTCCTTCGTCGAGGATAAACAGCAGATGAGGGGCGTGCTTGCCGCTGAATTTGGCCTGTCTGATGGCCGTATCGCCTGACGTGGGGATGGTGACGCCCGTGAGGAACGATCGGGGCCCACGCTCAAGGTGGAGCACGTTCTGCTTGAATTCTGAGAAGACGTCGGGAAATTTGTTGACGAGGCTGCCGATTTCACCCCACAGCAGCCGGCGGAGGTTGTCCTCGGGGGGCGCCGCGGCGGTGTAGACCTGGGCGTCGGGGAAGCATTTGATGAACCAGGCGGCCACCCGGGCCGCTCCGTGGGTCTTTCCTGTCGCGTTGGCGCTCTTGGCGACCGTGACGGGGTTGTCCCTCACCGATTCCATCATCGCCTTGACGTCGTCGGTGTAGGTCTCGCCGAAGGTGGCCTCGCAAAAACCTACCGGGTCGCCCTGGTAGGCCTCGAAGCTCGCCGATTTCTTCAGCGCGTTCTCAATCACGCTTGGAGGAAATAAGGCGGCTAAGTTCTGCGCGTACTGCCTCGCTAAGTCCTGGGGGCAGTCCGGTGAGGATTGCATTCAGCGTTCCCTCGTCAAACGAGATCTTCTTGGTTTCGGCCGGGTACATATCCAAAAGCTTCTGTGCGTCCATCCTGGCCTTCTGCCGCGTGCCCCAATTCACCATGTCCACGGCAACCAGGGTCTTTTCTCCCGTGGCCCCCAGCACGCGAGCAGGGCCCTTCAAGAGCCTGCGGATCTTCTTCAGCGATTCATCATTCACCCCCTCGGCTGCAGCCGTCATAATGATTTCCTCAAGGCTGTGATAGCGGCCATCGATGCTGATGATCTTGGTCTCTTGCGCCTTGAGTTCGCGCTTCAGGCCCCGAGCAAGGGCCTCCGCAGAGATCCCCTGTGACTCGAGGACCTGTCGCACGTTGATCGTTGTCGAACCGTTCAATTCTTCGACTGTAACTGGCATGGATAAGTCGGTAACATGATTGAAAAAATCTTGTCAAAGTAGCACCGGAATGTAGCAACAGGAGTGTTGCACTAGGCAGGTAGCAACAGGAATGTAGCAAAAATAATTATTTTCACTTTTTTCAGAAATTTTCGCCTTTGGAAGATTTCAAGCCAATCCAAGCCCTTAGACGCGAGGGAAAGTGATAGACCTGGCGCCTCGGAGGCCTGCCCTTGGTCATGTAGAAGATTACGCCGGCCTTCTTGAGTTCATCCCTGCGCCTCATGGCTGTCCAACGTGAGCAATCGAGCGTGAGGCAGACGGCCCTCCATCAAGGCACGGCTTTTTCAACTCCGAGGATTTCAGTTGTGGTCATGTTGTTTTCCCTTGCTGTGCTGCGATGGCGTTGAAGATGGCTGAGAAGTTTTGAGCTTCACCGGGTTTGATTTTATATTCTGCAGCCTGGGCCTCATGGTCCTTGGCGTTGTATTTGCCTTCCTCGATTCTCAAAGTTGCACGGGCGTAGGCGTATGGGTCTCCGACGTCCGTTCCTGCCTCGTGGGCTCGGATGAGGCTTTGCAGGGTATGGAGCATGGCTTTGGGATTTGCTTTTCGATTGGAGCCTATGAACGTAACGGAGTTGAATCGAGGATAGAGGGGCTTGAGTTTGTCGACTGTCTCGGCGATGTCCTTGACGATTCCATTTGAGTTATCAACAGGGGCCGCCGCAGGCGTCTGCTGCTCTTTATTCTTTTCTTTATCTTTTACTGAAGATGAAGATGATATAGGCCATCTTTCGGTCATGCTTCCGGCTACTGCCCGTGGCATAGCCGGTGCTATAGCCGCGGCTTGTTGATTACTCCATCGTTTTTCGGCACCCTTTTTGCCCTTTTCTTTTTGCATTTCAATGAATTGTAAGCGTTCAGCCCTTACATCTTCCATGCGCCTGTTAAACAGTTTATTGTCATCCGACACGGAGAACTTCGATTTGATTTGACTCCATCCGCTGCGGAACTTCTTAATTGAAGTTTGGGCCGCGATCGCCAGCCTGCGCTCATCATTTGGCAGGGGTCCATTGACCCATTCGGAGAGCAGTAGCCGGGTATAAATACCGATCTCTTCATTCGTCCAGGTGTTGCAATCGACGTAGAAGTCTTGGGCGTAAAGCAGAAATGCGGGGCCCTCTTCCTTTACACTCATTACCCTCTCCTCCCTCCGTCCTCTTCGAAGTGACAGCCTCTCTTGTCCCGAAACTTCAGTTCACCGTCGTCGGCCTTGACGAGCTTGGGGCTTCGCTTGCCGATGTCGTCCTGCAGGCAGAGCCAGCGCAGGTACGAGCTGGGCACGTCGACGACGTCCTGACCCCTGTACTTCCCAAAGGGGATGATGTCCGTGTAGGTCGCGTCGTGGTGCTTGATCGG